CATTCCTCTATCAATTTAGTATTACGTGTGACAAGAAGGGAAAACAGAAGTTTTACCCTTTTCTGATACAGTATACTATAAACAGGGAGGAGTTTACAATATTTTCACAATGTAATTATTGATTTTTGATGCTTTGTATAGTTATGGTGTAAAAAGTCCAGTAAATACGCTATATTTCAACTATCTTCCCGAAATCAGAAATTTGATGGAAATGGGAAAGTACCAAAAAAGTCCAAAATGGGAAAATACGTAAGAAAAAGTTATTCTGTTGGTTTTGATAAAATTTCTTTTGAAACCTCTGGAAAATCCTTTTTAATTATTTCTAATTGAGCTTTCAATTGGGATTTTGATGTTTTCCCGTATTTAAGATCTTCTTCTGTATAATGTATGTTTAGGTGCCGGGTACGTCGCTCTACTCGATCTTTTAGCTTTGTGACTAAAAAATCAATATATTCATTTATATCGTCTATCAAATCATAATAATCAATTAAAGAAATTTCGATATTGTTTAGTTGAACTTTTACATTTTCTACCTTTATCTTTTGATCAGATATTGAGAGAAATAAATCATTGCCATAATCATGACCTGAAATTTCAAAGGAATTATTGTTGGTGATATCAATAGAAGTTCCGTCCATTGTTCCGTAGAATGTTGGCGTATATCCCAAAGAAGATAAATGCCTATATGTAGCATTATCTACGATGTCTATATTTTTTTCTCGTTGCCTTATTTCGTCTTGGTGCGTTTTGAAATTAGATTCACACAGAATATATTCTTCGTTAACATGTAATTCTTGGGCGAAAATATGTGCTAAATCACGTGACATGCCTCTTCTTCCATTTTCTATATAAGAGATACTCTGGGGAGTGCAGTGAGATAGTAAAGCGAGTTCATTTTGTGTCAAATTTCTTTCTTCTCTACATTCTTTTAACCTTTGCCCACGTTTTATGTTTAATTCTTTGTTTATCATAAGCTATCTTCCTTTCATCATTAAACAATAAAATATTAAATTGTTGTTTTACATATATTAACACAAACGTTATAATATAGTCAATGAAACTTATTAAATCAAGACAAATTGAAAGGAGATTTCAAGAATGAGAAAAAGGATGAGAACAGTAAACACAGAGAAATCCCGACTGATGGACACAGAGGAGTTAAGAGTCTACACCAAGTTAGGACGCAACAGTGCCATGAAGTTAGGAGAAGAGATTGGCGCAAAAGTTCGGATAGGACGGCGTGTTTTATGGGACAGAGTAAAAGTAGATCAGTATTTCAATTCATTAACAGGAGTAAACTAATGCAGAAAAACCAAAATAATCCAGTACATGGAAAGAAGTCCGGCAAGGCAGAATTCCAGATCGAAAGACTACTGCCAGTAGGCAAAGAGAACGCAGTAACCACAGCAGAACTTGTGAAGCGTAGCGGATGCAGTTCCGCCAGAGAGCTACAACAGAAGATCGCTTATGAACGTAACCACGGAGCCGTGATTTGCAGCGGATCAGGGAAAGGATACTGGAAACCAAAGAACAGGCAGGAGATTGTAGAATTCTGTCGGACAATGGATGCAAGAGCAAGAAACACATTTGCAGCTACCAGAAGTGCAAAGAGAGTGCTGAAGATGCCAGAAGGGCAGCAGGACATGAACGGAGGGCAAGAAGATGGCAGAAGTTAAATGGATTAAGATAGCAACGGACATCTTTGATGATGAAAAGATATTGCTGATAGAGAGTTTGCCGGATTCTTATGCGATCATAACCGCCTGGTTCAAGCTGTTGTGTCTGGCCGGAAAGCAGAATAATGATGGCGTGTTTCTGATGAATGACAAAATAGCATATACGGATAAAATGCTTGCAACAATTTTTCGAATGAAAGAGTCAACAGTAAAGCTGGCGTTAGATACGTTTGAACAGTTTGAAATGATTCAGAAGATAGATGGAGCTATCACAATACCAAAATGGAACAAGCACCAGACATTAGATGCCTATGAGAAGAAAAAAGCTCGTGATAGGCGATATCAGGAAGAAAGAAGAGCCAGGCAGAGGGCACTAATTAAAAAATCGTCTGACAAGTCGTTTGAGGAATCGTCTGACGTCGCTGTTTCAGAAGAAGAAAGAGATATAGATAATAATATATGTTCACCGGAACCGGATGAACGAGAGTCTAACTTTGAAAAAATCTATGCGATCTATCCGAAAAAGAGAGGACGAACCAAAGCATTTGCAAATTATTGTTCCTGGCTGAAAGGAAGATCCGTAAACGGAAAGCGCAGAAAGTTGACAAACCGGGAAATGTATCTTGCGGTACATGCTTATGTGGAGCAGCAGAAGGAACATGAGACGGAGTTGGAGTATTACAAAAATTTTGATACGTTGATGGGAAGTCAGCTTTTAGACTATGTGGAGGTAGAGCAAAATGAGTGATCTGGCAGAAAAGACAGTGATCGGATGCCTGTTGATGGACAACAAGGAACTGCACCGGATCTACGATCTCCTAAAGCCGGATATGTTTCAAGATCCGGTTCTGAAGGAAATCTACCGGGAGATTGTGAAGCTCTATGATATCGGTCAACCGGCGAATCTGGTCACGATAACGCAGGGAGTTGAGAGTGAGTCATACACAAGAGAATACATAACACAGGTCTTGAGAGATTGCGCACTGCTGCCATATACATCCACAGAGTTGAAAAGCTATGCGGAAAGCGTTGTAAGAGATTATAAGGCTGAGGTGTTTCGGAACATTCTGACACGAACACAGGTAACGGCAGCAGGAGTGGAATACCAGATTGCGGATACGATACAGGAGTTAGAAGCACTCAAGAGAAGTGAAAAGAATAAATCCAAGAAGCTCACGGCTATAGTCACAGAATATCAGGATCAATACTTTCAGGAGCGAAAAGAAGAGAAGCTCTATACCGGGTTTTCAAAACTGGACGAGATTACCGGTGGTCTGGAAGGTGGTGACGTGATCGTGATCGGAGCAAGGCCGGGAGTCGGAAAGTCGGCTTTCACTTCTCAGATCATTCTGGAAATGGCAAAAGCCGGAAAGAGGATTGGATTCTACAATCTGGAAATGTCAGAGAAACAAGTGTATGAGAGATTACTCAGCAATCAGAGTGGAATCCGGCTAAACCGTATCCGAAGAGCAATCCAGTTTCTCGGAGACGAAAAGGAACGCTTTGAAAGCGCAAACCAGATGTTGGGGAAAATGGACATTCTGATCAGCAGCGGAACAAAGTCAGTTTCCGAAATTAGAAATGAGTGCAGACATCAGGAGCTGGACTGTATCATCATTGACTATTTGCAGTTGGTAAGAGCTGACACCAGATACCAGAGCAGAGCCAGTGAAGTAGGAGCAATCTCAAAAGCGATTAAAGCCCTTGCAATGGAACTGAATGTTCCGATCATTGCACTGTCGCAGTTGAACCGAACCAGTGAAATGAGAGAGACTAAAGAACCGACAATGGGAGAGCTTAGAGAAGCTGGAGACATTGAACAGGATGCAAGCATTATCATTTTGTTGTGGAATCTGGACAATGAGGACAAGACCAGAAAAGGTCTGAAAGTGGATAAGAACCGGCAGGGAGAACTAGGGAAGATTGTATACCGCTTTGATGGAAATGAAATGCGATTCCAGGAAACAGAAGAGGAACTCAAAAGCAAAGATGGATTCAAGACGGTACGGACACCGACACCGTTTGATTAAAAGATGGGCAGCGTAAAATTATTAAAAGGCAGTGAAGAATTTGAAATGTTTCAGGACTATTGGAAAATGATGCAATCAGTCTGGAGCGTAGAGAACACAAAGGAATACTGGGAGAAAGTAGTAGAAGATACCGACAGATTTTACAGGAAGTACCAGACAGAGTTCTCGAAAGAATTAGCACTGGCACTTGCAAACGAATTGGAAAGGAAAGCGAAACATGAAGCAGAGATGTAGAGTAATGATCCCGGCACAAGCACCGGAAACAAAGCAGAGCAGACTACTGTTCAAGAAAGAATGGGTATCCATTTTGGCAGATGCAGGGGAACGAGTTGGGGAGAATGAAGAAACATTCCATGAGGTGGAAGGGGAACTGATAGAGTTTCGGGAAACATCGGAAATTGTAGTTTTAAAGGGCGGCATCCTTGCGTCAGTTCCAATGTATCGAATTCAAATGTTAGAAGCGTAGGAGGAAAACAAAGTATGAGCAAATTATTTTTTGAAATGACAGAAACAGAAGCACAGTTACAGAATATTTTAAACAGTCTGGAATATGCGCAGTACCAGATGTCAACCGGGATCAACGGATACGGCAACGGCACTATGACAAGAGAAGAGCATCAAGAAACAGAGCGGAGCGTGCTGAGTTCGTTAGGGGTAGCTATGAGCGGTATACAGAAGCTGATCGGAGAGTATGCATCACTGGAAGAAGATGGACTGTTGCCAGAAATGGCAGCGGAAGAAATCATGCAGATCAATGCAGAAAGCGTGGATCAGTACGAAGCAATCCAGAAAGCCTTCCGGCTTGGAATGGAGAAAGCGAAGTCAGAGAATGTTGTAGAACATCCGGTATATGGATCAGAGGACATGGAAGAGTTGAGACAGTGCGTTTTGATCGATCTGGAAGATTGCATGACAAAAGACCGGGAGACCGGAGAAAAGGGAGAAGCTCTTTGCATGACGTTCCAGAACGAAGAAGGGAAGTATATCAATGTTTCGTATCTGGATGGACAGTTGAGTATCAGTAACCCGTACAGGAAATAAAAAAGAGCCTGCCGTCATCAGCAAGCCCGTTTCCGATATTCGATAATTTAATTATAAAGGGAGTGGGCTTATGATGTCAATGAACATTGAAAATCAAATATGTGAACCACGGACGAACCACGGGACAGCAGAACAGCGAGAGAATAACGAGCAGATCGTGAGCCGGATTCAAGCAGGAGAGAAGGAACAGGAGAACATGACACTGCTGTGGCAGCAGAACCAGAACTTTATCGCCATGATTGCAAGAAAGTATAGTTCCTGTGCGGAAATGGAAGATCTGGAGCAGGAGGGCTATATCGGACTGTATGAAGCAGTCAAGCATTATGATACATCATCAGAAGTACCCTTTATCAATTATGCTGCATTCTGGATCCGGCAGGTCATGCGCCGATATATTGACAACTGCGGCAGAGTGGTTCGGATTCCAACACATGCAGTCGATAAGATGCAGCGTTATAAGAAGATCAAAAGTGAGTATCAGAAGTATTATGGAAAAATACCTACAGACAGGGAAATGAGCGCCTTTATGGGGATGGATGAAGAAAGTCTCAAGAGCATAAAGAAAACGGCAGCAATGGGGCAAATACGAAGCCTAGACGAGCCTATCAACAGTGATGGGGAAGATATCTATATTGGTGATACCATTGCATCGAAAGAGAACATAGAAGCTGATGTGATTGATCGTATTGATTCAGACCTTATGTGCAGGGAACTATGGGCAGCAGTTGACAGACTTCCAGATCTGCAAGGAAAAGTATTGCGCTGCCGGTTCTTGGAAAAGCAAACCTATCAGCAGACAGGGGAAACACTGGGAATTAGCGTGAGTGCAGTCAGACAACAGCAGAGCAAGGCAATGAGCTTACTGAGGAACAGAGGAAGAAATAGAGGGTTCATAGGATACCGGGAAGAGTTCTTGCCTGCTGCATCCATTCATCATGTAGGAGTCAGAAGTTTTCAGTACACTTGGACAAGCGAAGTAGAAAGAGAAGCATTGAGCCTGTAATGGGCTATATATATATTCTATAGCAAACGTGACTATTTCCTCAGCGAAGCAAATAAAATGGAAAATAGAGGGCAAATAGAACGCCACAGGACTATTGCAGTGAATAGCATCCCCCCCTCCCTTTGAGGTGGAAGCAGGAGCAAGGGAGAATCGGGAGAGAGGACTCTTTCCAATAGAGCGGATCTGTGAAAATAAATTTTCCTTAGATTTGTAGTAGGAATTAAAATGGGCGTAGGTACGGGAAAAGCCCGTAGAATAACTACTTTTTGAACATGGATGAAAAACAGGGATCAGCGGAAATAATCGGAAAACAGGGGTAAAAATGCTAACTTTTGCTAACCTTTTTCGTGAGTGCCAGATAGAATTGCAGCGTACTTGTGGGTATATAGCATAGCAAGTGTACCTGTGAGTACGGCTGTATTGGAGCCCAAATTGGATTGGTTGACCAAGCAAGATTCGTAGTGCCGGATGTCGGTTAAATCGACTCCCAGGATAGCGCAAGATTGCGCGCTCTACAACGCAAGAGAAGTGTTGAGATTTGTCAACCTTTAAAACTGAGCATTTCTGAGCAATTTCCTCACTTTTGAGGAGATCCAGACGCTGACGTAAATTTTAACGGGAGCAGAATTGCTCTGGTTACGCACAGAAGTGTGAGAATAGGGGGATCCACCATTTTGAGCAGACCTGCTGCCATTTCCCCCACAAGTTGGGGAAAGTTGACGGCTGAAAATTCAGCTTTCCACACAACCGTGGAAAATGACTGCTGAAAATTCAGCGGTACTATCTGCCTTATATCGGGGCGGAAGTTACTCAAATTTATGCATCTTTTCAACTTGTTGGGAAAATAATATTTAATTCCCGGAAGTGCATACTACGCACATCCGAATTTCAGAAGTCAGTTAAACAGACATCCGAATTTTTGAGTATAAGTAACCGGACGCAATTTTGCGTTGAGTAAATCCAAGATGTGCCGGAAAGTACGGGTTTAGATAAGCTCAGTTTTGAGCTGACGCACTGTTTTGAGGGGGCAGATAGTGTCGAGAAACACGACGGATTTAAAGGTGATTGTGAGGTGAATTGATTTTTACAAGAAGATAATGAAGTGGCAGCAGGGAATTGATACGTGAGTAAGAATATGCTACAATCTCGGCAGGGAAACCAAAGCCGGGCGGCTTACCCTCTTTTACGGAGGGGCAACCCTCCAGACGAAAGAAAGGAGGGCGATGCTGATGTATGTTACATATACTGATTTGATTCAGTTGTTAATATTCATTGTTGCCCTTGTCAGTCTTTGTTATGAGATTTTCAAGGATAAACGAAAATAGCCGCCATTACTCGCAATAATGACGGCAGTTTAAAATAACAGCTTTTATTTTACCGGGTAAGCCGCTTGCGGTTTCCCTTTTTGTATCTTCAATATAGCACATCTGTATCAATTCTGCAAGATGATAGGTTACATTTTACATATCCTAAGAATATCCCGGCACTTTCGGCAGTCTAAAAAAGAGCATGGTTATATTTGTAATGCCTTAAAAGGTATCAAGACATTCTGGACACCCTAAAAAGAGAATCATTGCGACATTTGCGACGCCCTAAAAAAGGGCATCCTTCATTATCTGAGTCCCTAAAAGAAATCAGATTATTCAGAGTCACGTTCCATTCGTTCATCAATGGCTTTTTTAATGTATCCGTTTACAGATTCCCCGGCATGATCGGCAGCAGCTTTGATGATTTCTTTTTGCCCTTTTTCAACACGAACTTTAATTTCATCATAGTTCTTTTTCATGTATTTCGCTACGGCTTTTTGCTGTGCTTTACTAACTTTTGATTTTTCTTCTGACAATAGATCACCTCCATTTGTTTACGATAATGAAAAGATATTATTTATAGTTATACACCATTATACTTGAATGAGTGTATCGGGTACAATATACATAATTGACAAGAAATGCTAATATATCGGGTACAATATTTGTATAACTCGCTAATTGATATATCGGGTACAATAGATTATAATAAGACCATAAGATAAAGCAGGGCAACCGAGGTAGACAAGTCCTCACAAACCTATTCATCGTACCTGTGAGCAGACTGGAGGAGCGAGCAATAGACACGCAAGATGATAGGGGTTGCGGAAAGGAGATAAAAACGAATAAAGAAGAATATAAACAACTTACAATAGCATGGATAAACATGCGGCAAAGATGTTACAACAAGAATCATCCTAAATATCCAGATTGGGGAGGACGAGGCATTACTGTATGTGCAACTTGGAAAAATAATAAGTATTGCTTTGTTGTATGGGCGTTACTGAATGGTTTTCAATTAGGATTAACTCTAGATAGAATAAATGTCAATGGGAACTATTCGCCAAAGAACTGCAGATGGATTGCACAAGAGGAGCAGCTCAGGAATCAAAGAAAAAACGTTTATCTTACGCATAATGGGATGACACTTACAGCAGCAGAATGGGCGCGAAAATACGGTAAAAATAGAGGCGAAGTTGCCAGGCAGATACGACAAGGAATGTCATTTGAAGAAATTTTTAATACAGAAAGGCGATACGATCAATGAAATACGATTTGAAATCAATCATGTTAAGGGCATGGAAGAATTACAGAAAATATAAAGAGCTTTCTTTTGCTGAATGCTTGCACAGAGCATGGATCACTGCAAAAGCGGAAAGTGTCAATTCTGAACGTATTGAGAGAGCGAAAGCGGCAGCAGGTGTTAAGGAAGTTACAAAAACATGGAGTGAATGGAAGAAAGCCGGATATGAGGTAATACACGGCAGTAAAGCATTGTTCGGAACAGAGCTGATCTGGGGGAGCAAGGGAGACGGAGCAATCTATAAAGCGAGATTTTTTGGCCAGTCACAAGTACAGGAGGTAACAGCATGAGAAAGTTAAGAGAATGGATGAACCGGAAGAAAAGAGCGAAACACTTCAAAATGTATCAGCTTGAGCCGGTTTCAAATGTGATCCGGATTCAGCCAGACATACAGATGATTTCAGTTGAAAGATAAGAAAAAGCCCATACAAGTGCGGCAACACTGTATGAGCAAATAACCCAACACGAGGGGTTAAGCAGAGTATAGCACGCCTGCTGCCCCTTTTCAAGAGAAAGGATTGATACCAATGCAGAGAATAGTACAAAGCGTAGAAAAAGTGAATAATGACAGCCTAAAGAACCTTCTGTCACAGTTAAGACCGGAAGATTATAGAATCAAACGCCAGATAGAATCAATTTTATACAGATATCTGGAGAAACGGGACAGGCTGCCAGATACAGAACAGCATGATCGCAAGGAATCTATTATGCGGATGATCGACAGCATGAAAAATGAAGAGAGACTGGAACTTGTTGAAAGATTTGCGAGGAATTTAGCAAGCGGTGAGGTGAGATAACATGACGGAAAGACAGTTGATAGAGGAACGCATTACAGAGCTTGCTGAGATTGTGAGAGAAGCGAGAAAATTAACACAGCAAGAATATGAGGACTGGAAAAATTTCGTTCTGAACTGTGCAACAGAGAAGAACATAGGATTTACAAAACGCGTGCTATCCTTGGTAGAACAATGCTTGATGGATGAAAAAGAGGGGCAATAAATGGATAAAGGTAAAGTATTTGAGCGTCTAATGCTTCTTGCAAGGAAAAAGCGTTTACAGGTTCAGTTCCTGCCACTTCAAGCGAGTTACGGTATTCTCTGCAATGACAGAATCGGTATTGCGAATAACATGAGCATAGAGCAGATCAATCATACATTGGCGCATGAACTTGCACATGCATATCTCCATTATGATAAAGGGGACATCACGGAAAGTACAGGAGACTATGAGGAACAAGCGGAAAGAACCGCAAAAATGTTACTTGATTTTGTAGGTGCATAATTTACTCAAATGAGAGTATAAGTCCGAAGATATGAAAGCGTTCTGGTGTGCTACCAATACTACCAGAGCATGAAATAACTGCCCTCTCCGGGAAGATGCGCCAACATCAGAATCGGAGCGGCAGTTGAAAGAGAGGTGAGAAAAATTGTATTGTGTAATTCAAGAAGTTGAGAGGAAAAGGAAGAATCAAAATGGGTATCCAAAAGAGCTGAAATCAAAATATATGCAGATGTCTATTCAAGGGCAGGATGAAAGTCATTACTGGCATCATTACAGTGAGGAGTGCTTTGAAAGAGACATCAAGAAAGCATACCGGATCACCATTCACGAAAGCTACCGGGAGAATGGGAAAGTGAAGAAAAAGCAGTTTGGGATTTGCACCGTTGATTATTATGACCTTGCTACAGACTGGTTTTGCCTGTATGACTGGGGAAATAGCAAAATAGAGATTGCTGCCAAAGAGCTGAATTGTTCAGAAGAAGAGATTTACTCTTTGATTGAGAAGAAGCTAGAGCCGATACAGGAGCGGATCATAGAGGAATTTCAGCAGACAGAAGAATACAAGACGCATGAAGAGCATGAGAAGATTACAACGTTGTACGCTGCCAGAAAAATAGAATTCAATGCAAAGTATAATCTGTCAGGAAATGAATATGACAAGTGTTATGACGTATTTGGCGTATTGCAGAACCCGGAGTATTTGAAGAAAATAGAAAAAGATTACGAAGCAAGGCAGCGATATGAGCAGGAAAGCCGTAGGTATTACGAAGAATATTACAATAACTACAATCAGGATTCAAGCAGTAGTTACGGCGGTTCAATATCGAATACCTACAAGGAAGAAGATAAGGCAGTTTTGAAGCAGTTCTACCGGGAGTTATCCAAGAAATTTCATCCAGATGCGAACCCAGATACGGATACTTCACAGCAAATGCAGCTATTGAACCAGTTGAAACAGGAATGGGGATTGTAGGTATTTGAAAATGAAATGCAGTACCTACAGAAAATAGGCGTGATACTAAGAAATGCCAAGGTAAAATGAGAACGGGACACACTCGGAAATACTCGGATGTTAAGAAATGTTAAGGTGATAGATGGATGTGGAGATTTTGGAGTCCCTAAAAAGAGTATTCGGACATTTCGGACACCCTAAAAAGAGCAACCCAAGATTTCCGAGTCTCTAAAAAGGAGGTGAAGCCTATGGAACAGATTAGAACCATATACAGGGAAGTATTCAGCAAGTCCCCTGCTGCCATTGGAGCAGATCAAAAGCTCACAGAGGAAATAGAGCAGGAAATTGAAGAACGAAAAAGAAGAGCAGGGCAAGCCCTCACAGAGGAAGAATGGACAGATCTGGTATTTGCCGGCAGCAGTTACGGGCAGATACAAGGATTTGAAAGCGGCTTTCGGTATGCTATGACATTGATGGCTGAAAGTCTATGCAATTAAAAAGCCCCACAGTGCGGCAACACTACGGGGCAAAAACCAAAATAACCCAATACATGAAATATAGGGCTACCATGATTATAGCGGTCATGTAGTCCTATTTCAATACGAACTGTTGTTCGCAGAGAGGAGACAATATGGCAGTTGACAAGAGAGGAAGAAAGCTTCCAAAGGGAATACGACAGCGTTATAACGATTTTGAGGGGCGTTTTATGTATCAAGGGGAAAGATACCTTGTACATGGGAAAACGGTCACAGAGACGCAGAAAGCAATGACAGAATTAAAATATAGGCTAGAGCATGGTTTATTTGTCGAGAGAAAGAAGATTACCCTAAATGAATGGTTTGATACATGGATGGAAGAATACAAAAATAATCAGGTAAAAGTAGGAACATGTATAAATTACAGGGAATATTACAAAAACAATATCAAAGATGTATTAGGGAACAAAGTTCTGACGGATATTAGGCCGGAACACATTCAAAAATTATACAACGATATGGTGAAAGCAGGGTATGCCGTTTCGAGTATTAAAGTTGTTTCATCATCATTAAGCGGATGTTTGCAGCAGGCATATAAAAATCGATTGATCGAGCAAAATCCCTGTAGATTATGTACGTTACCAAGAGAAAAAGAGCGGAAAGTCAAACAGGCTATGACGAAAGAACAGCAGGATTTATTTATGAAATATGCAGAAGATAGTTATCTATACAATTATTTTTATATACTTCTGAGAACAGGTATAAGAAGCGGAGAAGCAAGAGGGCTAAAAGCGTCAGATATAGATAAAAAGGGAAAAGTATTACATATAGTCAGGAATTTGCGATATGTAAACGGGAAGGGATATATAGAGGACACGCCCAAGACAGTGACATCCAGAAGAGATATCCCATTAACAAACGACATGATCCGGGCATTGGATAATCAAAAAGGTTTCTGGGGATTCAAGGTGGAAAAAATAGATCGATACTTATTCTGTACAGAAAAAGGCGAGGTGCTGAAGCAGTGCAGGGTACAAGGGGAAATCAATCGCATTACTGACAGAATCAGGTGCGATGGAAAAGAGTTCCCGTACATTACACCGCATACTTTCCGGCACACTTTCGCTACAAGAGCAATCGAAGCAGGAATGCAGCCGCAGGTATTAAAAACCATTCTGGGACATAGTTCGCTTGCTATGACAATGGATTTGTACAGTCATGTATTGCCAGATACAAAAGCGCAGGAAATGGAGAAAATAGCAAACATATTTTAAGAGAGGGCAGCAGTTAGCTGCTCTTTTGCTTAGTTTGCACAGTCCCAAAAAAGTCCCAAAAAGGTACCAAATTGCAAAAAACAAGATAAACCGTGATAAAATGAAAACAGCAAAAAACAGCGTATTTTCAAGGAAAAACGGTGTTTATTAAATCATAATAAATTTACATGAAAATTTCACAATGTTTTTATTGATTTATGGGAAACCTGTATTTATAATGGGGATAGTGGACTTTAGGAGGAAAAGAATGGACAATCAAAACAACAGAAGTAATAAGAACAATCCCAAAAACAACCGTCAGGGATGGGG